TGGCTTGCAGGAGGCCGCTGGAGGCCATCGGAGGCTGTGCCCGCTGGGGTAGGGGCAGGATGTTGCCTTGACCGTCCGTAACGTCTGGATTGACCTCCAGATACGGCCAGTTTTGGGTGTTGGCAGTCTTCCACTGCTGCTCGTAACCCTCGAACTGACCACCGTATCCGATGAACGGCGCTTTGGGTGCCAGCGCCAGCATCTCAGCCTCCTGCGACACCCAGTAGTTGTACATGCGCTGGGCGTCTTTGGCGTTGCGCACCAGACCGCTCACGTAGACTCGGCCATCGACTTCAAACTCGTTGCCGACTACGCGCACCACAGGGATGAAGGAGCCAGCCCAGTCGCGCTCCTCCAAAATCTCGTAGCCGTTGATCTTGCACCACTTGACACGCTTGCGGTCAGATGGACGGGAGCGCAGAGGCTTGCCGAACATCATGCGCAGCGACTTGTCTTCAGGTGTGCCGTCAAATGCGGTCACATTGCCCGGGTACAGGTTGAGCGTTGCCTTCTCGTACTCGATGTAGAAATACTCGGCAATCCGCACCGTGTTTTCGCTGATCCACTGGCTGATCGACTGATCGCCCACACCCAGCGACATGAGGGTGTTGATCGGCGCGGCGTTGGGGTACAGACGTTCGTACTCGGCCTTGATCATGTCCTCGGCGATGAAGCACCACCGGGCGTCTGCGCCGGTAGGGTCTTGGATCAACGGGTCCATGTAGACCGAAAAGCTGTTGCGCACTCGGCCAATCTTGATGTCTTGATCGAAGGTGTTCTCGTCGCAGTATTCGGTCAGCAGACGGATGTAGCCCTCGCCATACGAGACTTGGTTCTCGCAAGCGGTGTCGTAGGCCACGTCGGCGTCGGAGATGTACTCGATGTGTCGGATCACGCCGTTGTAGACATCGGCCACCTCGACATCACCCTTGTCGTCAGCCGGGATCACCTTGATGCCCGGGCGGTTCATCCGCTGCTCATTGGTGATCTGCTTGACGTGCTGAGGCAGCTTGTTGATGGTCAGGCAGGGGCGGGCGTTGATGGTCTGACCTTGGACCGCGCCACGGGTCTGGAGCACGTCAGCGGGCCACTGCCACTGGTTGTCCGGGGAGCCTGCGTAGAACCGCAGGTCATCGAGTTCGCTCTCGCGTGTCTCGGAGAACGCCGAAATCGCCATCGTCATGCGACTGCGGGCGACGGTCAGAACGTCTTCGGAGCCGCCTTTTGACGGGTACGGGCCGTTCTTTGCCACATTCGCTGCGGCCACGATTCCGGTGTTGTCTTTCATGCGTCAAATACTCCGAGGGTGTGCGCCTCTCGCATCACGAGCAGGTCTTCGCCCTCCCATTGTAAGTCTTGACCGATGGAATCTCCAAACAGCACCCGATCTCCAACTTTTACGTCTTTGGCGGCTGGGCCAGCGGAAATCACCACACCGGTTCCTGTTTGCTTTTGACGCAGCAGGATGAAAAGATCGTGTTTTTCCATGTCAGGGCGCACGATCAGGCAGTCTTGGGTGGCTTGAAGTCTCATTTTTTGGTCTTTGCGGGGGCTTTTTTGGCGGCTTCGCGCTTGACACTGTACGCGATTGCAACGGCCTGTTTTTGGGGTTTTCCGGCCTTGATTTCAGCCTTGACGTTCTTGCGGAACGCCTCTTTGGAGGTGGATTTCACGAGTGGCATCACTTACTCCTTGCGGGTTTTTTGGCGGTCTTGGCAGACTCTTTGAACGCCTTGTTGGTGGGTGCGCCCGGGGCACCGGGTTTGCGCATCTTTTCGCCGGAACCGGCTTTGATGCGTTCGCGCTTGGCGTGGATGTTGGCGTAGAGGCCGGGTTTGGTTGCCATGATCAGCACTTCCATCGTTTGAGGGATGCCTTGGCCCGCTCGGCTGGGCCTTTGGCGTTTTTGACGACCCCTTCCATGCGGGCGCAGAAACTGGCCTTGCGGCCTGCGTCAGCCTTGGTCTTGGGGTTGGGCGCGGGAGCCTTGAGGTTCGAGCCAGTCTCGCGGTTGTACTTGGCGCGGCCCTTTTCGGTCAGGCCCGCACCCTTGGAGACGGGCAGCTTTTCGCCGCGCTTGACGCTCAGAGAGACAGTTTTCTTCGTTGCCATCACGCCCCCATCCAAGATGTTAAAACAGCCCCATTCTGCGCGTTTCGCCGGGGGACTGCGCGGTCATTGTACTCCCGATGTGCAACAGGGAACGCAAACGTCACGGCGATGGCGTCAGCGGCATCCGGTGAGGCCAGACCACGGGCTTTCATTTCCTTCTTGCCCTCCAAGAATATGGTGCCCGCAGAGTTGGGCTTCTTCATCGGCCCGATCAAATCGGCCTTGAGCAGCCTGTCCTGCGGCAAACTGGCCGACTTGAGCCAGTCGCGCATGGCTCCCCAAATCTCAGCCCTCTTGTTGCCCCACATCACGGGGTTCTTGGCCTTCCAGCCAAAGTTGACCCCGCGCACTTTGTACTTCTGCTCGATGAGCCTGTCAAGGATGCCGTAGCCGAGGCCACCTTCGTCAATCACGGTCAGGGCTGGGCGGTACTCCTCGATGGCGTCGATGACGTGGCCCACGGTAGTCATGGTGTCGTCACCTCGGAATCGCTTGATCGTCACGATGTCGCGCCCTTGACGCACTGCGATCACGGTGCTGTCCATGCCACCCCGGGCCGGGTCCACGCCGATCACGATGGGGGCGGTCATGTCCTTGTACTTGGGGCGCTTCATGGCGTCATCGACGAGGTGGGGCGCGATGAACTGGTCTTGGCCGGACTTGGGGAAGTCGCCATAGACCTCGACCCGGGCCTCGTCGGAGTCCTCGCCGTACTCCTCGATGATCTGCTGGTAGATGGTCTTGTCGGTGCCCTCGACTGTGCGGGCGTCGATCTTCTCGGACTCCCAGAAGTCGCGTTTGTTGCCGTCCACCGCCTCGTAGAAGTACCCCGTGTTGCGTCGACCGTTGGAGAACGCCAGCCAGTACCGATCAAGGATGTTCTCGGTGAAGAAGCCCGCCGCCACCGACCAGATGCTGTCCGGGATACCCGAGGCTTCATCGAAGATGACCATCATGCCGTCCATGTTGTGGACGCCAGCGTAAGCATCAGGGTTCTCCTCTGACCACAGCTTCCCTTCGGCACCCCAATAGCGCGTACCCTTCTTCAGATCACGCTCCACCAGAGTAGTCAGCCACTGAGCCGGGTTCAGTGCCGTGGCAGTCGGCTCCCACCAGTGGGCATTGATGCTCATGGTCGCCCACTTGGTCAACTCACCCCAAGTGACCTTCCGCAACTGGTTTTCGCTGTTGGCAGAGACAATGACGGACGAGCCGATCCGAGTGGACAGCATCCATAGGATGAGCCAACTGACCAAAGCAGACTTCCCCACACCACGGCCAGACGACACGGCACGACGTAGCGCGTCGATCAACTCATCCTGCTTGAGCTTGGTGCGGTTCTCCCTGATGAACTGGGTGATCCTACGCAGCGCTTTCCTTTGCCACGCACGAGGAGCTTTGAAGTGCTCCAGCGGTGTGTTTTTCTGACCCCACGGGAACGCGAACAGAACAAACGCTTCAGGATCATCCTTGATCTGTGGGGACCACAGTTGAGCCATGAGCGTCTGCTCATCCTCTGGCGAATAGCGCATTGTTTGCATCACCAGATCCTCTTGATCGCCATGTACACGATGGTGTACGCCACTGCCAACACGATGTAGCTCATCAGTCGTTCTCCAGTCTCTTCGGCTCCACCTCAACGATCTCAGCATCAATCACACGGGCCTGGGCTTGCGCCAGCGCCTCAGTGATCGAGATGGTGCCGCCTAGCTCGATGGACTTGCTCTCGCCGTACCGCTTCCGGTTGTGCGCGCTCATGAGCCACTTCCTCGTGTCGATGCGCAGCTTGTCCCGGTTGACCGTATCGTTCGAGTTGGGGTCGATCGCTTCGGCACCATCGGCAATCTCCAGGATCTCGCCAGCCAAGAACTCAGTGCGCGCCTCCTGCGCCTCCTTGAACCTCTCATGACGCTGCGGGTCACGCTTGATCCAGCGCAGGAAGTCCTCGTAGGACACAAGGCGCGGGTCATCCTCGACCAGTGAGCGTAAGGAGCGTCCTCGGTACACCTGTTCGATGAACGACTCAAACATGATCTCGTACTGCGTGTGCAGCAGCGCACGGGCCGAGGGTGACGGCTTGTGCGGCGGTGGGTCAGGCACGGAGAGCCAGTCAGGTAGACCGTTCGATGTTGTCGACGAGTTGGTGTCTGTGACAACCGCGCCTATGGTGGATCGCTTTGCTTGTTCCATAGTGCTGCAAGTGTATCACGATGGTCAGTTTCTAGGTGTGGTCTAGGTGGGTCCGGATTGTAAAGCACAAGTGTTACGGTGTATCACGGATTCAATTTTCAAAAATAAAAATTTGGTTCGTGGTGCCATCGTTGCCGGACCCGTCGGTCGTCGGCCCTCCCCACCCCCTCGATTTTGGATCGACCCGATGCCACCAGGACGCGGGTCGCGGTGGGCTGGCACCGCGTCGACGTGGCGACGTGACGACGTGACGACGTGAGCAAACAGGCGTCCGAGCTGGTCCGGGTCCGGGTCCGAGTCCAGCTCCCGAGCCAGCGCGCCTAGTTCCGAGAAGTAGAGTTATCGGAAATACGGGTGAAAAACCGGGGAAAACTGGGGTGAAAAACCCGGAAAACGCGGTTCCGGGAAAAATCCGGGGTTTTTTGGGCATGTCCGAGCTGGTTCGAAAAGTCCGGGAAAAACCGGGAAAATGGGCCGAAAAACCCGGTTTTCTGTGGTCAAATTGACCGATAACCATACGATGTGACAAAACGCCCTCCGCCCGCGCGATGTTTTTTTAGAAGTACTTTTTTTTAGGCAGTTACACATCCGTAAACCCAGACTCCGACCCCCTTCTATAAAGGGCGGTTTGTCACACCATCATTCAATCTCAAGCAGAACCAACGGAACACGCAGAACCAACAGAACCGTGATAAGCTTGCGCTGTCCTTAACCAACGGAGCGATCCATGAAACTGAAAGCCGAGAAACTGTCTGACAACCTCGAAGTGCGCGAGGACAAGCTGGTCCGCGTCGAACGTTGGAATGTTCCCGTTCCCAATGAAACTCTGACCGGCGAAGTGCTGGCGCTGCGTGAATACGTCAAACCCTGCGGCGCTCGTGTGATGTGGGAGGGCCGACTGATCAGCGCATCCATCCTCAGGCACTTCGTCGAAACTGGGGAATGGGTCACGCGTGTTCCTAGGACCCAGCGAAAGCCATTTCGTGCTCAAGTGCGGCAGGGCGAAAAGCTTGTCCACCTGGGCTACTTCGCCACTCGTGAAGAACGCGACGCGGTAATTTTTGCGTTCAAACTTGGCGTGACTCGTTGACACGTGACACGCTTGTGGTACACTTGAGCCGTTACCAACCACATGGAGTCCCGCACATGTCTACCACTATTACCCGCCTGGCTGGCGCCGTCATCGCCCTTGCGTCCTTCTCGTGGGCCGTCCTTGATCCGATCGGCTGGGCGCCGGTGTCTCTTGGCGCTTGGGGCTTCGCCCTGGGCGCGGGCCTTGTTTTTTTCGCTGGTGAGTGATCGCCGTTTGTCAATCTGTAATCTGTAATGGAGTAATCGTCATGTCTCAACGAATCACCCGCGCCATGCTCGACCGCAAAATCGAAGCGCTCAACGTCGCCACCGGTCGACCCTTGACCTATTTTGCGGGCGACTCCCGCGAAACATCCATCGGCCACTATTGCCTCGACGGCGCATATGGCGGTTGGCAGCTCCAGCAAGTTATGAACACTTCGGGAGGTGTCCGCACAATCTCCAGCGGTGGTTATGTGTCCATGCGCGCACTGTATGAACAAATTGCGTGTGCCGTTGAAGTAATCCGCACCGTGAAGGGTTGAACCATGAAAAACGTACCCATTGAAGGCTACGACATCAACACGGCTACGCCTGTCCGCGGCGTGCTGCCCGTCGCAGGCTTCGTCACATCCCCCAAGGACATCATTTCCCTTTTTTGGGAAGTTGATGGCGCCAGCGGGTCGACCACTTGCGAAGCGTGGCGGGGGCAACACGAAATCGACGTTTTGACCCGTTCTGGGTACATCGTCACGGGCGTGTCACTCGTCAACCGCGCTTAACAAAAAAGGGAAATCATGTTTGAACGTATCAAATCCGGTCCCAACGCCGGCGATTTTGTCTATCTTCGCCCCACTGGTCCAGCAATTCGCAAAACAGAAGTGCCGCGCAGCGGTCGCACCGCATCGGGTTACGGTTCGCGCATACCGACTCAATACATGGTCCGAACCGTCGATCAAAAGTGGCGCAGGGTCTACGTCGTTTGCTGCAGCAACTGCGAGACGGCGTATGTTTGTCACGGCGACGTCAAAACCATCGTGGAGATCGAACAATGAAAGTCCGGATCATCATGGGCGCGTCAAACGCTTACGCGTGCATTACCGGCGAAACCTACAGCATGGATGTTTTGCTCAATCGCGGACGTGGCGCCGTTAGGTCTTTGCGCGAGTCGGCGAGCGAAAATAGGGAGAAGGCCGCACGGCTTTTGTTGCAGGCCGAACGCATGGATCAGGCTGCGGACATTCTGACCGATGTCGAAAAGGTGGACCGATGATCCTTCTGATCATTTCGGCCATCGTCGGTCTTGTCATCGCCACATGGACCGCGTGACGTAACCCGCGAAACCTTGAAGCCCGGCCATTGTGCCGGGCTTTTGCTTTTCCTGAGCCGTTCTAGCGCTCTCCCTGGGTCAACCCCTGCACCACTCCATCGGATCGATCCTGAGCCGTTCTAGCGCTCTCCCTGGGTCAACCCCTGCACCACTCCATCGGATCGATCCTGAGCCGTTCTAGCGCTCTCCCTGGGTCAACCCCTGCACCACTTGACCCCAGGATTCGACCATAGCGATCAATCCGAGTTATTTCGCCATGTTGATCGACCCCAAGATTTGACCATAGCGATCAATCCGGGGCAAAACCCCTTTATAAGGCATTCGTGAAGACGCCGAAGCCGGGTTGTCCCCGGCTTCTTTGTTCACTCGTCTAGAACCTCAGCCCCGTACACCTTGGGCTTTTCTTTCGTAGATAACTTGTAGATGTCATCACGCTGGCGCTGCTTCGCACGAACAACTTCTTTCAAGTAGTCTTGGAACATGGACCTTAATCCTGGGTTGATCGCCCACTCAGCAATATGCAGATGCTCTTTCGACCCGTCGTCCATGCGGATCACCCACTGTCCGTCCTCGAGAGGTTTCATCGCAGCCAACACTGTTTGGTCTTGCAGCCAAATCGTCATGCCTTGCAGCGGACGCCTCGCGCTGCGCTTGATCTCCGACAGCGTGATCGTGGACCTGTCCGAGTGCTGGATGATGTGCTCGATCACCCACTGATCAAACGACCCTTGGTTGTTGTCACCGAAGGCATAGCGGAACGCCGGGATCACATAACCCCGCACAAACGCCACCACTCGTCGCATGAGATCGCCGCTCACGGTCTGACTGAATGGACTCTCAATGATGTGCCAGACCAGCGCCAGCCGACCCACCAGACCCTCGAGCTTACCGTAAGCTGTCAGGTACACGTCACCTGCTTGAAGTAGCACCTCGTCTTGCTTGCTCTCGTTGTACCAGTGCTGGAACTCGCGGTAGTGTTCAAACGCATCAGGCGTCAACTTGTACAGAGTCTTGGGCAGCGAGAACGCCAGTCGAACAGTGTTCTCCCAAGCGTCGATGTTGGTCAAGTAGTCGGGTAACGGCTGACCCACACCCCAGTTGCGAGTGCGCAGGATCACGGGAATGAATCGCTGAAGCAGACCATCGGCAGACAGCCTGTCCACGGACTGCCAGTACACCTTCGGTTGGATGTTGCCGTAGATCGACACGGCGAAGTTGTCGCAGTAGATCGACCCGGCACCCACACGATCCATTTCGTACCGGTTCGCCTCGTAAGACTTCACCCATGCCGAACGATCATCACCGCTGGTCTTGTCGGTCAGCTTGTTGATCCATGCTGCCATTTCGTCAAGGTGGCACAGCAGACCACGGGGACGCTCGGCAGCGTTGCGTACCAGTTTCTGGCTGGTGATGTCGTCCACGGTGATCTTGACCGGCACGGGCTTTATAGGGGCATCGGGAACGTGCGGAGCCTGATCACCCCCGAGCAGTGCATCGGCTGACCCACTCCAGTCAAGGAATGCCTTCTTCGCCTTGGTGTAGGCCGCCTCCTTGCCCTCCCATGCGAGGAACTCCTTCTGGTAGCGCGGACGGTCTTCAGCTTCCAGTTCACCCAAGACTTGCAGCATCGGCTTGGATGCGGGAGTCTTCTTCAGTGCCGGGCTACCGATGGTCATGAGCCACAGCACGGGCGGCACCTGATACCGCGGCATCAGTTCGAGGCGAGACTGCGCATCGATAGCACCGCAGATTGCCGCCATGCCAGCGAACACAGGCAGCAGCGGGTCACAACCCATCTCAATGCCGATCTGCTCGGCCCGAGTCGCCAGCACAGCGGGGATCAGGCTCATGTCTGGCTCGGGGATCGGTGGCCGAAGACCCGCCAGCAGATCATCGGGCGTAAGCTTTGGGGAGCCGACCGCCTTGAACAACTCGCTCACATCGGGCATGGGTCGAGTCCACCCGTGCTGCTTGGCGATGTGGAACAGGGTGCCGAGCTTGACCGCTGTGGCCTTATCAGGTCTGAACGAGTTCCACTGGGTCTGAATCGCGCGCTCACCCGGGTACTTGGTCTGAGCGTGGCTGCTCCACTCGTTCCACAGCGCCAGCCCCTGATCCAGATGATTCGTCTGACTGCCGGCCCAGTGCAGCGCCATGCCGATGTTGATCCACTCCTCACGAGAGCAGTCAGGGTTGATGTGGTCGAGCGCTTGTTGAATCTCCTCCCACGAGGCATCGACTGCGGTGTCGGTGCCGATCGTGCGCTCCTTGTCCTGCGCCAACATCCCGTTCCACAGATCGAGCAGCACCTGAGGGATCTGAGGCAGGCGAGTCCAGTGACCACGACCGGCCCAGGTGTAGGGCTTGAGCGTCTCGGGGTGGATCGAGGGCGGCAGCACGTCTTGCACGGTCAACCCACTCGCTGTGGCAGAGCGAAGCTCGTACACCGTGATGCCGTTGTGCAGGATCTTCTTGGACGGCAGCGCAGCACCGAACGGCATCGCGTACAGCAGCTTCCCGTGACCCGGCTTGCCAGAGTTCACCACGACTGCATCGGCTGCTTCGTACAGGGCTTGCAGGTTGATCCCGTGCTCGGACAGAAGCGTGGTGGCGATGGTCCAGTTGTCGATGTCCAGCGCCATCGTGCCGCTGTAGGCATGGGCAAGACCGATGCCGTAGCCCAGCGGCAGATCGGCCTGACTCTTGAGAGCGTTCTCCTTGAGGTTCCACCCGACGGACTTCGGCCCCTTGGTGCCCATCGGGATCGGGACAAGGGACCACCCGTGACGGATGTAGGCGTCCACGGATGCGGGGTGTTGTTGCACTGACGGTGCTGCTGTCATAGAATGACTCCGTTGATTGTGTTGTTCATCTTTGCCTTTGACCCCGGCCCACCAGCCGGGGTTTTTCTTTTTCCGCTCACTGTGATCCCCAGTTGAGAATTTTTCTGCTGTCGGTAGACAAGTGTAGCGCATCTGTGCCACAATGCACCCATCGGAACAAAAAACACAAGCTTATGCGACCCAAGTCCAAGTCTTCGCACATCACGGTTCGACTGACCGATGACGTGCGGTACAAGTTTCTCGACAAGGCCGAAGAAGTAGGCACCACGCCATCCGAAGTCTTGCGGGAACTCATCGATGCGTTCTGCGAGGACCGCATCACCCTGCAACCCGCTGTAAACCGTAACCGCCCCCTGGAGAAACTTTATGTCACTCGAAGCGAAGATTGAACTGCTGACCGAAGCGATCACCCGACTGATCGACGCGCTGAACACGCAACAGACCTCCATCGTAGTCCCGACTGCCCCGGCAGCACAAGTCGCAGCACCTGTTGTTCAGGCTGCGCCTGTGGTTGAGGCACCTGTTCCTCAGGCTGCTCCTGTTGCCCCGACAGTCGCTGCACCCGCAATGCCTGCGCCGCCGACCTTTGTCGCTCCCGTGCTTGAAGCTGCACCGACTGGCGCACCGTTCACCGACGGCAAAGGCCTGATCGACTATGTGATGTCCGCATACAAGCAGATGGGTGCTGAAAAAGGTGCTAGGATTCAAAACGTCCTGATGTCTATGAATTACCAGAACATCAATGACGTCAAGCCTGAGCACTACGGTGCTCTGTATCAAGGTATCGAAGCTCTGAAAGGTTAATCATGTCCATCACCATCGAAAAGAACATTCCTCTGCCGGCCCGCAACATGCGTGGTCCCAGCGACAAGTACGCAATCCTGCGTGACATGGAAGTGGGTGACAGTATCGTGGTCGACGTCAAGCCTGCCGCCATCGCAACCCACTACCGCGCTGTGGCAAACGAACTGAATCGCAAGTTCGTCTCTCGCCCCGAAGGTGAAGGCGCACGGGTCTGGCGCAAAGCATGACCACACACGCCCAGTTGTCCCCATCGAAGCGGAGCCGCTGGGCGTTGTGCCCTGGCTCCATCCGAGAGGAGGCCAAGTACCCCGAACAGCGCGAGTCGCCTGCTGCTGTTGATGGCACACACAGCCACACGCTGTTGGAGCAGTGCATCAAGATGCGTAGACCGGCACAGGTGTATGTCGGGGCAACGCTGAAGGATCACGATGGCGAGTTCGTCGTTGACGCTGCTCGTGCCGCGCGAGTTCAGATTGCTCTGGACTACATCCAGAGTCGCGTGGACGACCACGATGGTCATGCAGCGGTCCTGTCGGAACAACGGGTAAACCCTGAGTGGTTCACCGGTCGCAACGATCTCAGCGGTACTGTGGACGTGCAGATCCACGTTCCCGGTCTGCTGGAGATCATCGACTACAAGGACGGCATGGGTGTCGTGTCAGCCGAGAACAACATGCAGTTGGAACAGTACGCCATCGGTGTGCTGGCCCAGTGCAGACTCGGCCTGAACGTACCCGAGCAGTACCCGTTCAAAGAGGTTCGCATGACCATCATCCAGCCCAAGCTGGCTCTGCGTGGCATGAACCCGATCACAACGTGGACTGTGCCCGTGTCGTACCTGCTTGATCGTGTCACAGTGCTCACAGCACAAGCACGAGCTACCGATAGCCCGGATGCGCCGCTGGTGCCGGGTGAGTCACAATGTAAGTTCTGCCGCGCCAAAGGCTCATGCGCCGCGCTGGCAGGTAACGTAATGAAGGAGGTCGGGATCATGTTCCAACCAGTCGTAAATCAAACACTCGATGTCGCGCAGCAGTCTGCCGACAAGGATCCGTCCACCATGACGGACCAACAACTCCAGCAGATCCTTGAGGCCGCACCTCTCATGCGCCAGCTTCTCGAGGGTGTGGAGAAGGAAGCCCAGCGCCGTCTTGAGGCCGGTCTACCGGTGCCAGGGTACAAGCTGGTCCACGGTCGCGGCTCCCGTGTCTGGTCGCTCACCGAAGACGAGATGGCCGAGAAGCTCTTGAAGATGGGCATCCCCAAGGGTGCGATCTACGAGACGAAGCTCGTGTCTCCCGCCAAGGCTGAGAAGCTCCAGTGGGAGAAGCGTGACGGCACGAAGGTGTCTCTTACCGACCGCCAGTTGAAGCGCATGGAGCAGGAGTACGTCACCAAGCTGGCTGGCAAGCTCACCATCGCCCCTGAATCCGACAGCCGACCCGCTGTCACCATGAACGCTGCGCCCCTGTTCAGCGCCGTCGAGGCAGCACCCGCTGCCGTTGAATCCCTGCCGCCCTGGCTCGTGTAACCCTAGGAGTAATCGTCATGTCTGAAATTATTTTCTTGTCCAACGTCCGCCTGTCCTTCCCCCACCTCGCCGAGCCGCAGCGCAACGTCAACGAGGTGACTGGCAAGGAGCGCATCTCGTACAACTGCGAGTTCATCATGCCGCAGGATCACGCTGGCTTCCAGCAGTTCATGCAGCGTTACGGCGCAATGGCGCTGGAGAAGTGGAAGGAACACGCCCAGACCGTCATGGGCATGATCCAGAACGACCGCAAGACCCGCTGCTACGGTAAGGGTGAGGAGAAGATCAACAAGAAGACCTTCGCACCCTACGACGGCTACGCTGGTCATGTGTTCATCACCGCAGGCCGAGACTCCCAGCCGCAGATGATCCAGGCCGATGGCACTCCCATCGACCCGACCAACACGATGGCTTACCAGCAGTTGGCCCGTGCGATGTACGGCGGCTGCCGAGTCAACGCTGCCATCAAACCGTGGTTGCAGGACAACAAGCACGGTCGTGCCATCCGTTGCGATCTGGTCGCTGTCCAGTTTGCCGGTGACGACAAGCCTTTTGGTGAAGGCGCTGTCGATGCGTCGAACCTGTTCGGCGCTGTGGCTGCTGCACCCGCTGGCATGTTTGGTGCCGCTGCTGCACCGGCTGCTCCTGCGATGGGTCTGCCGCCTTTCATGATGGGTCAGTGATGGTTTTGGGGCGGTGCGCCGAGTAACCGTAGACGCTAAACGACTGTGGTAGCTATGGGGGTAAGACCACGGTCCGCACCGTTCCATTTTGTAAGGAGTAATGTGTGACAAGTAACGACTGGATCTACGACATTGAGACATACCCCAACGTGTTCACCATCGCATTCGAACACGCTGAAGCACCGATCAAGTTGATGTTCGAGATCAGCGACTGGCGCAACGACTCGCGGGAGATCATCGCCTTTATCAGCGCTTGGCCAGAGAAGTCGGACGCCCGGATGATTGGGTTCAACAACCTAGGCTTCGACTACCCGGTGATCCATCAACTGATCCGCATGGGTCACAGCGACGCCTACACCCTGTACCAGAAGGCCCAAGCGATCATTGACTCACAGGACGATGAGTCGAAATGGGCGCATCAGGTCAACCTCACTGACCGATTCGTGGAGCAGATCGATCTGTACCGCATCCACCACTTCGACAACAAGGCCCGAGCCACCGGTCTCAAGGCGCTTGAGTTCAACATGCGCGCCGACAACATCGAGGATCTGCCGTTCCCGGTGGGCACCCGGTTGACCCGTGAGCAGGTCGATGTGCTGAAGCGGTACAACCAGCACGATGTAGCCATGACCAAGCAGTTCTACGGGCACACGCTGGACATGATCCACTTCCGTGAGCAGCTTGTCGCCAAGTACCCCGGCCAGGACTGGATCAACTACAACGACACCAAGATCGGCAAGAACTTCTTCATCATGGAACTGGAGAAGGCCGGGATCGAATGCTACGAGTACAGCAGCAAGGGCAGGACACCCAAGCAGACCAAGCGCCCCGTGATCCACCTGAAGGACGCGATCCTGCCGTGGATCGAGTTCAAGCAGCCCGAGTTCAACCGGGTGCTTCAGTGGCTCAAGGCACAGTCGATCACAGAAACAAAGGGGGTCTTCACCGACCTTGAGGCAACGATCAATGGATTCAGTTTTGTGTTTGGACTCGGTGGCATCCACGGGAGCGTCGAGTCAGAGGTCATCGAGTCAGATGATGAACGAGTCATCGTGGACCTCGATGTCAGTTCGTACTATCCGAACTTGGCAATCTCGAATGGATTCTACCCGGCACACCTCGGCAAAGAGTTCTGCGACATCTATCGCAGCCTATACGAGCAGCGCAAGCAGTACCCCAAGAAGTCCGCTGAATCAGCCATGTTGAAGCTGGCGCTGAACGGGGTGTACGGAGACAGCAACAACCAATTTTCAGTGTTCTACGACCCGCAGTTCACCATGAGCATCACCCTGAACGGGCAGTTGTTGCTGTGTCTGCTGGCCGAGGAGTTGATGACGATCCCCGAGCTTCGCCTGATCCAGATCAACACCGACGGTCTGACTGTTCAGGTGCCTCGCGCCAGCAAGCATTTGGTCGAAGGGAAACGCATATGGTGGGAGATGTTGACCCGGTTGCAGCTTGAGGAAGCCGTCTACAAGTCGATGATGATCCGCGACGTGAACAACTACATCGCGGTCTACGAGGATGGCAGCACCAAGCGCAAGGGTGCCTATGAGTGGAAAACTGGTTGGCACCAGAACGCCGGTGGCCTTGTGATCCCCAAGGTGGCCGAGAAGGTGCTGGTTGATGGTGCGCCGATCCGGCAGACCGTGCAGCAGTGGCCCGAGATCATGGACTTTATGCTGCGCACCAAGGTGCCCCGCAGCAGCTATCTGGCAATCGAGTGGGACGGCCAGCCGCCCCAGCAGTTGCAGAACATCACGCGCTACTACATTGCTGAAGGCGGTGGCCGACTGTTCAAGTGGATGCCCCCGCTCAAGGGCAAACAGGAGTGGCGCAAGATCGGCGTCGAGAGTGGCTGGGGTGTCCAGCCATGCAACGACATCCGCGAAGCTGGCAAGTTGCCGGTTGACTTTGATTACTACGTCAGAGAAGTGGAGAAGCTATGTCTGGGATTGGCATGACTGGAAACGAAATTGATCTGTTGTCGTGGAACAAGTTCCAACGTCACCCCGACATCGTGGAAACCGAATTGGCGCTGGCGGCTTGCAAAGAAGAACGCCGACGCATCGTGGAAGAAATCAGGCGCAGCGCCCGTAGTGTGGACGCCGGTGTGAGCAAACCTGATTTGTGGGCACTGGCTCAATACGTGGAGAAGATGTTATGAAAGCACGAGACATTCAAATCGGTGGTGACCACTACAAGAACATGGGCGTCGAGCCGTGGGACGTGGTGGACACATGGCCCATCGAGCAGCGCATCGGGTTCTACCGTGGCGGCGCTCTTAAGTACGTCATGCGCATGGGCACCAAGGACGAGAACGTCCAAGAGATTCGCAAGGGTGCCCACTACATGCAAAAGCTGGCCGAGGTGCTGCAAGAGCGCGACGACGAAGCAAAACACCAACTCGATGCGGGGTGCCGAGGTGCTTGAAAAAGACATTGAGAAAAAGGTCTGCGACTACGCCAAGACCAAGAACGTGCTGGTCTATAAGTTCACCAGCCCCGCTCGTGCTGCTGTGCCGGATCGCCTGTTCATCCGACCCGATGGGCGCATGTGGTTCTGCGAGTTCAAGCGCGGGGGTCAAAAGCCCACGGAAGCGCAGGAACGTGAGCACCACAGGCTGCGCCAGCACAAGGTGTCCGTGTTCGTGGTGGACAACGTGGACGATGGCAAGGCGATGGTGGACATGATGGTGATGGGAGTTGTATGACTGAGTGGCGAGACATCCCGGGCTTCGACATGTACGAAGTAAACGCTGAGGGTCAGGTGCGCCGAAAAGCGCAAATCCTCAAACCCGGTTCCATCCCAACAGGTCACTTGACTGTTGCGTTATGTCGAGGTAAGGGAAAACCAAAAAGCCTGTATGTGCATCGCTTGGTTGCTCAAGCATTCATTGACAATCCTGAAAATAAGCCAATCGTTAATCACAAAAACGGAAATCCTAAAGATAACCGACGGGAGAATCTTGAATGGGTTACAGCATCTGAAAACGTAAAACACGGTTACACGCACAACGGCCGCAGAGTCACAACTGAATTAAAAATAGCCGCCGTTGATGAAAATGGCGAAATGGTTATGTCATTCAGATCAATTGCTGACGCGGCTAGATTGTTGGAAGTTACACCAAACGCTGTAAAAAGTGCGATCAGTCGTAACGGTACTTGTAAAGGTTATAAGTGGATAAAATATGCTGACTCCTGATCTTCTTCACGATTACCAGAAAAAAGCTGTCAATCATCAATGTACGCATCCTAACTCAATGCTTTGGGTTTCGATGGGTCTTGGTAAAACAGTCATCACGTTAACCAGCATCGCACATCTAATCAACACGGGGTTTCTTCGCGGTGTTGTCATCGTTGCGCCTATTCGAGTAGTTCGACTTGTTTGGCGTCAAGAAGCAGAGAAATGGGAACATGCTAAACATCTTCGGTTTAGTATGGTGACTGGCACCAAGGATCAGCGCATCCGGGCACTGCTGCGACCCGCCGATGTTTATCTTGTGAACTACGACTGCTTGGGCTGGCTTGCTGAAACCTTACAGACCTACTTCGTCAAAAAGGATCGACCCATCCCGTTCAACGGCATCGTGTGGGACGAGATCAGCAAGATGAAGAACTCGTCCACCCAGCGAGTCAAGGCGTTCAAGCAGATCGCGGACAAGTTCGACTGGACGACTGGACTCACCGGCACCCCTGCCAGCAACGGGTACAAAGACCTGCACGGGCAGTACCTCGTCGTGGATCGAGGGGTGCGCCTGGGCACCAGCAAGACCCAGTTCCGCACCCGGTTCTACCGCAAGGTCGGCCCGTACAAAGAGGTGCCCTACGACGACACGGAGGACACGATCAAGAAGCTGATCGGGGACATCACACTCGAGATGTCAGCCGAGGATTACAACCCGCTGCCCGACCTCATGGTGAACAACATCGAGATCGAGATGCCTGACGAGTTGAGGGCCAAGTACGACGGGCTGGAGAAGGAGTTCTTCATGGTGCTCGACAGCGGCAAAGAGGTCGAGGCGTTCAACCAAGCGGCACTGACCAATAAATGCCTTCAATTTTCCAACGGTGCAATGTACCCGGTGGCGGGGATGCCGCTGTGGGAGCCGGTGCATGACTTGAAGCTTGATGCGCTGGAAGAGATCATCGACGAGGCGCAAGGGTCGCCTGTCCTGTGTGCCTATGCGTACCGCAGTGACGCCGAGCGCATCATGACCCGGTTCAAGGATCTGCGCCCGATCAACCTGACCGAGTGCAAGTCCGAAGCATCGTTGGTCAACGCCATGCACCGCTGGAAGACTGGCGACTGTCAGCTCATGATCGGCCACCCGGCCAGCATGGGTCATGGCATCGACGGCTTGCAGAAGAACGGTCACCTCCTCGTGTGGTATGGCCTCAACTGGTCACTGGACCTGTACGAGCAGTTCAACGCCCGGGTGCGCCGCCAAGGCCAGGGTGTCCCGGTCATCTGCCACCGCATCCTGATGCAGGACACACTGGACCAAGCGCAGGCGATGGCGCTGGACGAGAAGGCCACCACGCAGGCAGGTCTACGAAATGCCGTGAAACAGTATCGCATGAGCAAAGGTGTGTGATACACTTGTTCCACAGCACAACGCTGGATGTAAGGAGTAACGATGGCAACCAACAAGAAACCCCGTAAAGCATACAAACCGAAGCCCAACTACGCCAACCCGCTAGAGGCGTTCGCACCGATCCGCAAGTTCGAGTCGTACCTGATCGACCTCAAGATCAAGAACCACGCTGCACTGGCTGCCCTGGTGCAGGGCAAGGCCACCAAGGACGACATGACCACGCTGATCGCGTTCAGCAACATGACCGAGGCGCTGTGGCAGCGCGGGTTCGGCAAGGAAGAGTACCCCGATGTGACTGTCGAGGGTCGGTTTGCAGCCCTGTCGATCATCTACCGCTACGTCAGCCATGGTCGGTTCACGCCCACCGGCCCAGAGATCCAGGCGCTCAACCTGATGATGGAGCTTCACGACGCACAGATGGAGATCTGCACCGTGCGCGATGTGACGCTGGCGATTGAACACGCTCGAAAGAAGATCGCCCAGAAGCACTTCGTCAGCCTGCCTCCCGAACTGAAGGAGGCAGCATGAGGCCCGTGAAGTACGACACCGGCTGGCGCAGGCTCGATGCGGTACTGTGCGCCATCAGTGACGGGGTTGTGGCTCTCGCCCTTGTCTCGGCTGCTGCTGCGGTCGGTCTGATCGTCTGGAGGTGGCTGTGAGTCGCCGCGACGCCAAGGGTTACACCTACACCCAGGTCAAGGTTCTCGAGCACCTGAAGCTCGTTGGACCCGCCACCACACGCGACCTGTACACCGAGATCGACCGGGGCAGGGAAGCTGTGCGCCAAGCTGTGATGGAGCTTCACGAACACAAGAAGATCTACATCAGGGACTGGCCCTACACCGGGGTGCAACGTGCCGCGCTGTGGGCGATCAGATTGAAAGCACAGCCCGACACACCTCGCCCACCCGCTCGACCCTTGACCGAGTTGAAGCGCGAGTGGACCCAGCGTCACAAGGCGCTGCTGAAAGCCAGACGCAGTGTCAACGCTGCCCGTGGAAACCCTTTCGCCATGCTGATGAGGTGAATCATGAAGTGCTGTAACAACGAGTGCAATCAAGGACGCAATTGCCCCAATCACGATGATGAGGGTGTGATGAGCGTGTTGCAGTTTGTGGCGATCCTGATCATCAGTGCCATCTTTGCGCTGATCTGGGTAGTGATTCGGGGTGGCGTATGACCACCACCGACAAAGACTACGCCGAGCTGCTGGCCCGGTTGGGTATCAAGCCGAAGGCACCGACTGCAGCGGAACTGCTGGAAGAACTTGGAGAAGCGACATGGTGACATTACGAGAGGCAGCACAGCAGGCGCTGGAGGCGCTCAAGGCATTTCAATACCGCAGCGAAGGTTGCGTGCAGCCCGATTTTGTCGATGGCGCCATCACCGCCCTGCGCCAAGCCCTTGAGGCCGTGCAGCAGGATGAGCCGTACG